TGGGGAGGATATTTTATTTTCTTTTATTTTATACGGTTTATTTTCGCGAGTTTTGTCCGCTTCTTCGCGAAGTTCCTTTTCAGCTGCGAACAATGTGCGTATGCGAGTCACAGCCTGCCGGATTTCCTTCCCATCCTCCGGAAGGGAAGCCGGAGATCCGCATTCATGTGCCGGGGTGTCCTGCTGTTCACAAGTGGCATGCGGTATGGTGGCGGACTCCGGTGACGGTTCCGTTTCCAGCAGAAGGATGCTTTCCGGAATGCCGGGCTTGCGGTGGATGGCCTTGCAGATGCCTACATACAGTTCCTGTATCTCCTCACTGGTCAGAATCTGTTTGTCCTGCCACAGTTCTTTGTTGAAAAGGCCCAGTTCGGCGCAGTAGTCGATGATGTCCGAAACCTTTTTCTCATCCATACGGGAATAGTCCGAGATGTCGAACAGACCGTCGGCATCCATAACCATATAGCATCCCTCGACACGGTAGATCTCGTTTACAATGAAATGGAACACACCCCAGCCTTCCATTCCAAATTTATTTTTTAGTCTCTTTACTTTCGGATCATAGAAATGATCGGTTTCGAACCTGAAATAGGTGAAACCCTTTTTAGCTGTTTTTGGCATAAGCTTTATATTTAAAGTGGATAATACATCAGCTGGCCGAAAGCTCGAACTCCTTGGGAATGTCGGGATATCGGGAGAGCAGACCGCAGGATCTGACATGATCCATATAGTTCCGCTGTATGTCAGCGGAAGTCAGGATGCGGTGTTTTTCGTATAGCTCACCGTTGAAAAGTCCGACTTGTATGCAGCCGTTGACAATTCTTGTGACATCTTCCAAAGAGGCATTCCAGTAAGAGGCCACCGCCTGCGCCGTTTCCTCGCACCACAGCAGGAGGTAGCTCCCGTTGTGGAGTGTCTCGTTTACGAGATACCGGTAAATGCTGTAACCGGAAAAACCGTATTGGCGGGTGAGTCTTCTGACTTTCATGTCAGAAAATTGGGAAGTGCTGAGCTCATAGCAAGGATGTGTTCCGCATTCCTGGCGCCGTACAGCCCGTGACAGGCGGCGGCTTGTTCCGTTTGTAAAGCTTTGGGTATTCATATATGATAATGTATAATGTTTACTGTTAAGAATTATGTATATGACGGACCGGGCTCCCACTCCTTGGGAGAATGGGACCGGTGATTATCTGGCCGGAGGAATATGGTGCTTCTTCCGGACGAACTGGACATAATTGTGGACGGTCTTCTCGCAGACGTGCGGAAAGTCCGGATAATGTTCCCGCAAGTAGTCGCCAATGCGGCTGCTGGAAATGGAGGGAAAACTGGTAAGGAGGGATGCGACGGCCTGCTCGTAGGCATGGAGTTTGTAATGCCGTTCTTTGTGCTGGAGGACTTCCTCCAAGCTTAGGGATTGAAGATGTCGTACCGTATTACGGGACACACCAAGACGACGGGCTGTCCGCGCAATGTTGATTCCCCGTGAACGAAGATCAAGGATATTGCTCCATAATATGTATTTTTCTGTTAAATTTGCCGCATCCATAATCTATTAGACAGATTTCGTAATTGGGACATTCCAGATTACGAATCTTTGATGCAGCTAAATTACCGCCCTCAGGTATCATTATAGATGTTACAATTTTATCAAATATACATAGAAACAGATAGATGTATACAAAAAAAGGGCACTATAAAATATTTTGNAATAGGCCCGGTTCCTTGGTTAAGGTAATATTTTGCATTCAACCACAGTTCATTCTTTTGAGAGAATTCCAACCCGTCATTTCTTGTCAGCAATGGGATAAACAGCTTGTTCAAGACTGCTTGCTGTTCACTTGGAAAAATGAATATCACATCATTATCAAGTGATATATGTTCTAAAATCCATGTTGCTTTAACTGCCGGATGATAGGGTAAGTCTTTATCGGCTGAACGTATATTGTAATTTACTTTTGGGAAAAAGAAATCTCCATGACTATCATATTGGCTTACGTTCTTTCCGCTATTCCATTCGATGTAATAATCAGGAAATGGATCATTCCCTTGGCTTTCATAATGCCAACGTTCTTTTAAATCTTGCAGTTTTTTTTCTTCATTGGCAATACTTGAAAATTGTGTTGCGTTTCCCCATATTAATGCGGTTTCAAACACATCAGACGTGCCTATCAAGTATATTTTTGCCCCTTTGATAATTTCTACTCCGTTTCTTATGTATCTAGCGTCAAGGTAAAATGAAGCAACGGAATATTGGCAGGATGGCAGGTCTGCGTGAAGAAATGCAGACTGATTCCTCACTGTGTTTGGAAGTTTAATAGTGTAGCTTGTGTTACTTACAATTTTGCCTATATCGGTGAATATATTATTCTTGTATTTTAATGTGATATTGGTGCTGTCGTCCATATCTACTAATTTGTTGTTGGCACCGACATATAATAATTCATTTCTCATAAGCTCTGCACGTTAGTTTCAGGTAATATAATGTTCGCTTCAAAGTCTTGCAGTGATACCCGCTGTTTGACGAAATTTCCCACAGACACATTTACGGCCATCCATCTGGCGTTACCGTTATCATCATAGCCCATGAACATATCAACAACAGGAGATGTGGCCATTTGGTAAAGGAAGTCATAAGTTATGCTGTCTATTAATGGAGCGCATACGGGAAGTGTCGTTTCTTCCATTTTCCTTTGCTTTCGTCCGCTACCTCCATGGTATCCGTTCTTGTAACTGTAATCCTGCATATTGTTTCTGATGAACTCTCCGTCATTGGATACCTGCGAAGTCTCGTCTCCTTGCATGAATAGCCAGTAACACCACATTCCATGGCGGTTGATCCATCTCAAGTATATTCCACAGTCTGAATTGTCAACCTTACAAGTGATCTTTGTGGCCATATTGAGCAGCCCTCGGAAGGTGAAATCAAAGGTGTGGTCAAAAACAGATGCTGCCGTATTACTTCCAGGTAGATAAAATTCCACCCTGTCTGAAGCATCTATTCCAGCAAGAATGATATTCCATGCATTTTGTCCTGATAATGCGATAGGGGAGCTTTCGGAACCATCTATAGTTACTTTTACATTCCCTGATGTTGCAGAGTATAAGCCTACAGAGAATGGGTAGTTTTTGAACCATGTCAGCACTCGGCTTCCATTATACTGCTCTCCAACCTTACTGGCTCCCCACAATATGAATACGTTGAACTGGAAGCTGTTTTCAAGTGTTCCTGATTCGTTATACATATCAAGCTCTATGCTAAACAGACGTCCTAACTTACTATCTTCGGCGTGAGTTGACTTGTAATCGACTTCTCTGTATTCGTCAAAATAGCTCTGCGTATAGAATGATAGGTCAAAGAAGCAGGAACCACCGAACGTCGCTCTGTTCTCTCTGTCTGATGTGGCTGTGGTGGTGTCCGTTACCGTTGCAGTAACAGATTGATAGTTTCCGCCAAGGATATTTATTATCACAGGATTAAAGCAGAATCCTATTTGGTCAGGATATTCAATTGTTGTATTATCTATCGTATGTGTTCTCATTGTCGAAATTCAGATTTATATGTTCAACTTCTGTTTCATATATAGCCGATACCCTGCTGGCTATATTGTCCACGGTATTTTCTAGATCACGGGAATAGATTTCCTCATGTTTTCTGTTTCGGTATAGTTCCGTTCCTTCCTTGGCTATCTTTCTAGCGACAAGGTAGGCGAAGGAATCGGGCTTCTTTACTTGTATACCCTTATCTTCCACCCATTGGCGGATAATCTTGTAAAATCCTTTCGGAACTTTCCCTGGCCCACGTCCGGTTTCTAGTACCGCGAATGCCTGCCTGCCCCACAAAACGCCTCCGTCCTCCGACATTTCTACTTTCAGACTGCCCTTTGTCCTTCCACTGGCTACTTGTCCGGCTGCTTCATGGTTGGCTATAATTCGCTTGCGTAACGCTTCCAGCTCTTCACCTATTATCCTTAGGGTTCCGGCTTTAGTTTCTGCTGCCATATACAATCTCTTTCACGCTCTTGTTGCAAATAACAGTACCCATTATCTCTTCTAACTTAAGTTGGATAACTATTCCGGTTACATTAACATCCAGCTTGTCATAGAAAACAGAATAAGGGATATCTCCTGATATTTCTTTGAACATCCCACTCCTGTTCAATAGCAATATGAATTCTTTGGCTTTATTCTTGCATCCTTCTATCACTGCATCATTTTCTGTGCCATCAAAATCGAACTTGGTTTTATCCATGAATGCCATCATACAGTTAGGGCAGTCTCTTAACTGCTGTCTGCCTAGATTAAAAGTTCCGCTTACAGGAAGGAGATTAAGCACTGCCGGCAATTTAATCTTGTCCAGTCTTATATTGGCTGTTTGCCAGTTGTCAAAAAGGTAACTTACACCCTCCATAGAGTCTACTATCTTTTTAATTTTTTGCTCTACCGTCATTTCTTCTTACTTAATATGTTTCTTAATCTACGTTCGAATCTTACTCTTTTGGCGTCCATGTCAAGACATTTATATACTCTGACCCATGGCACGCTGTCTACTTCTGCATGATCAGTGATACCCATGCGCTGCGCATAGTAATCAATCATGCCGAAAGGTCCAAAATTTAGCAATTCGGATCCTGCTTGCTTCTCTTCGGGTGTGGGTGGTACATTAGTCGACGCGAATAGTTTATTTATTCGTTCAACTTCTTTGGCCACCCATTGTACGAATCCCAGTACATCGCTAGCTGGAAGTTGGGATATATAACGTTTACTCAGCCCCATCAGTACAGTACAGGGAACGAACAAGATATCGTGTTCTGTTTCGATGGATTGCAGTTGCATCAGTTCTCCCATATTTATGTCGTTTAGGGTATCTGGTGTCTTATACTGCCCTAGTTGATAAGGTTTTCTCAGTTCATCCAACTTGGTTCTAATGACCTCGGGTTCGGTGGCAATGCTGCTTATTGTCAAAAATTCTTTTACTGTCATATCTTTCCTATTTTTGCTTTTGGTCGTTTGGGTGTTGGTTTGATGCGGAATATCATTGCCATTATCAGCATATCAAGGTAATCTGTGGAATGACCTAATATTTCTTTCATTTTTTCTTTGCTGATTATTCCTTTCTTCCGTGTGTCTGCATCAATATGTGCTTGTTTGAGAACTGACAATTCTTCAATGATCCGTTCTCGCTGTGCTTCCGTGCATACGATACGAAGCAATCGATTGTTAATCATCTCAGCCAGTTTGAAGGCACACTCTGATTTCAAATTGTCAAATTCAGGATTAATAGGTCGTGCTCCTCCATGAAACTCCTTGATACCGTTCAGATAGCTTTCAAGATAGTTCCCCAATCCGTCAGAGTCCGCAATCATCTTACTACGAGGAATAGAGCATTCTATCATCATCCGCTTTAGGTCTGTTTCAATGGATTTTCCAGTACTGTATTCCTGATCCAGTTTGATAAAACACACATTCCCTTTCCAATGACCGGCGATAAATCTGTCTCGTCCCTTCATTGCAAGGTCTGCAGAACCAGTAGATTCACCTGCAGGAGCAATGAACTCATTCGTGAACAAGTCACAGATAGCGTCGTAGTTACACAGGGCAGTCGGGTCATTATCATACTCCCAATTGCCGAAATATAGGCGTTCCTTTGTTACCCGGTCTTTTGTGTTTCGAAGACTTTCGATGTAGTCTTCTGTTGCCCAAGGATTATCCTGCACCAAAGCTTGGATAAATGCATAAGGAGCTTGTAATTTGTCCTCTTTCCAGGGCTTGTAGAATTCACGGTATAGCCAGTTTTTCTTCGGGTTGCAGGTGATAAGTATCTTTCCGGGTACATGGTATACATCGTTCATGTGGCGGCCGATACGGGTTTTCAAGACTTCGAAGGCAAGGTAGTGCACTTCACCAGCTTCCTCTATCCATCCTCCTGTATATTCCTTAGACCCCAATCGTTCATACATCGAATCTTTCACCGGATAATACGTCAAGTCAATATAAACGATTTCACTTCCGTTGTCGAAGGCTATCCCTTCATTTGTTGTCTTGTATGCCGTGAAGCTGTGAGAAGATGCTACCTTATTGAAGGTCACGGTAACGGACTCACGGCTATCCTTCAAATTATTTCGGCCAACAAACCAGCGAGTACCGGGAAGATAGTAGGCACATTGCATCAGCCATTCACAGCCTAGCCATGATTTACCACCACCTCCGGCACCACCATACAATAAAAATTTCGTTTTGCTGTCACGAAGAAAATTGTATGCCAATCGCTGTTTTAAGTTAACCTTTTGCTCCATATCACTTCAATTTGTCAGCTTCGGGAGTATAGGGAAGAAAGTCAAATCCGTTGAAGGGTTTGCCTTGTGTTGTATGATCCACTTCCTGTTTGTCGGACAACCCTAGCTTTCGGGCTATAATGTTTGCATTGAAAGCGCCAACACAGGCTCCTTCAAATTGTTGAGTCTCGATGGTTTCTTCCACCCGCGCGATGACGTGCAAAAAATCTTCATCATTTTTTTTCATGCATTCACTTCTGAAGCTACTCCACCAACGTGATGAAGTACCTAGATAGATACATAATCCGGTGAGAGAGTAGGGGCGCTGTGTAGGTGAAACTTCTTGTTGTGTTTGCTGTTCATTAACAGTTTCTGTTCTTTTACCTTTTTTGCGTCTAACAGGCATGGTACGTTGTATAGCCTTTCTTGTTGTCCATGGGTTTTCATCACACCATTGGAAATATTCGCACGCCGCCTCCCATAACGCTTCAGGCGTGGCGAAGAGTTTATCCCTGCCATGCTTGCTGCGTAACATCCAAAACTGATTTCCTTTAGGTGCTGCCATTGTTTATAGTGTTTTAAAGATTGGTATAATTTCTTTGTCCAGATCCCATTTGCGATTATTGGGAAGAGGAAGTGTGAATTCATATTGCAACGCTTTCAGATAATCATTCTTACTTGCGCTCCTTCCGTTGGTTGATGCTACTTGAAATGACGAACCTCTTAACTCTTTTTCTGGGCTTATCTTCATTCCTTTATCGAATATGTTAAAATCCTTTCCGATGTAAGCTGTGTTTAATCTGATGATGTCAGCTGTGGAATGATAATGCTGGAAGTACCATTCACCAAAACGGAAGTTGGCTGTGAAGTTCTTTGCGTCAAGAAATACGGCTTTAGAACGATGGTCGTGTGTTTCCTTGCGTTCAGATGATTTCTGGGCGAACAGCAGCGGAATGCCAGACCAGAATATCATTCCTCCGGGCTTGCATAATGCTGATAACGAAAGTAAGACATTCTTTTCATCCTCTTCTGAGTTCACAGAGTTCAACACGCTATCGCACACAACCACATCGTACAGCCCGTAGTCCGACAAGGTCTTGCATATGGAAGCACAGTCTTGCCTGATTTCCTTTTCATCAATGATGTCCGCTCCATCTTTGCGGTGGAAGAATTCAATGGCGTCAATGAGATAGCCTTTTTTCTTCAGTATGGTTGCGTAATCCTTTTGTCCGGCACCGAAATCGAGTATGCGCATATCCTTGGTGATGTATGGTATAACCTGCGTTTCATACAACGTTGAATGGCTACGCTTGCTTGGAACCCCGTTCTTTTGCCGTAGCCGTGCCTTTTGGGCAAAAGACTGTATATAGGTCTTTCGTTCCAGATGGGAATACTCGAACACTCCATATTCCTTAGAGAAGTATTTGAGCGCGATTTCTTCTTTCCCTTCTGGAAGGACATATACAAGTAGGTCCATACCTAATAGTTTTACCGTTTTGGCATATACTGTTGAGATGATCACTTTCCCGGTATGGTCACATACGGCATTTGCAAACTGGCCGTAACGGAGAATCATTTTCGTAAGGTCAACAACACGTGAGTTGTTTCCTCCTTTGGAAAGAATGGAGATATCTTTGTTGGATACAGTATAAAATCCTTCTGTTCCTTTAGGAAGACTTACATTGATTTCTGGTTGGATTTCCGACAACTCACATTCCGCATAGTTGTGAAGTTGGTTGAACCTTACTTCATCGGTGGAGTTTACACCATCAAGAATAAAGGCTGGAACATGGGTATACCCAAGCAGCTTCATTGTCTTTGTACGTTGGTGTCCTGCCATGATACGTTTATCCGATTGACGTATGATGATCGGTTTGATAATGCCTAATTCCTTGATGGATTTTTTTAAATCTTCTTGTGCTTCATTAGTGAGCAGGCGTGGGTTATATTCTGCCGGGTTCAATATTGATATGTCTATGTATTCCATCATAAGCTAAGTAGATTATTAACAAAACCAACCATTACACCGTTCTCATCCAAATATTCAGAAGCCCGTGCTTTCAGTGCTTCCAGTTCGCTTTCACTGACTGGAATCTTATACCCCTCAAATACTAAATATTTGATATGAGCTCCGGCTTCATAGTTTGCGTTCTTGAGTACATTATGACTGTCTTCTATATCTTCTGAAAAATCTGTCGGATCAGGAAAGCTGATGCCTTCCATACCCCAATTAAGCAACTCGTTACAATCCCAGTCAAACAACTTGGTTATGTCCCATTGTCCGTTGTTAACGTTATCACGTATGATTAGCTCACGTTCCCTTTCCTCGGTCAGGTTGGGAATAAGAACGGTCGGTACTTGTTGCATACCTAGCGATATACAGGCATCATACCTTTGGTTTCCGGCTATAATGATCAATTCGCCAGTACGGTCTGACAGGATGATCGGTCGGGCTTCGAAATAATCCGGATTGTTTCGGATTGACTCTTTAAGTTTGTCTAGCTGTTCATCCGAAATAGTTCTTGGATTGTTTTCCAGTTTCTTCAGTTCCTCTAGTTTTCTGTAAATAATTTCCATAATTGCTTTTTTTGCGTTACAGAAACGAAGGTACTTAATAAGGGAGCTAAGGGGAAAAATGAGGAAAACAAAGTACTGACACGGCTTGTCAATACTTTGTTATGTGTGTTATAATTCCTTTGTTGATATCAATGCCGAATTGCTGGTAAGATAAAGAATTACAGGAAAGTATTTCACTGGTAACCTGTAAAGTCTTGCATTCTTCTTTGATGAACGTTAATATGAAAAGTGGGAAAGATAGATAATGCTTTTTGCAGATTTTTGGAACGGAGTAGAAACGTGACTTTACTTGTTTTCGTTTTCATTACCATTGTAGCTATCCTCTGATAATCACATATCTTCCGGCGGCTATTTCACTTCTATACTCGACAGAATAGCCCTTGTCTATAAATGCTCTTATGACATTATCGTGCGCCAACTCCGAAATTTGGTGTCTGTCTTTAGCGTCACTTCCAGTATTTTTTGCCCAACAATGAGGCCAGTTATTTCCCCATCCTACGCCATAATGAAAGTAAACACATTCACCTTTCTTTTTGATTTCCGAGAGGATGAAAGATGCAAGTTCGTCTTCCTCGGATTTTCTTCTATTTGATTTTGGTATTTCTATTGTCAACATACTAATTTTTTTTTGAATTATTTCTTTATTACAACCGCCATAGTGCTAACAGTAGTTCCACTCTCTTTAAACTCGCCAGCTCCAATTTCAAAAACTTCTCCATGTACTTCTTTCAGCC